ATTCAAGCCAGTTGCTTGTTTGACTACCAACTCATTAACATCAACTAATGACACAATAGATGCAACTTCTAAGTGTGGCAATGAGTACACTCCAGCTCCTTCTTTCTCTCAATCTTTTGAGTGTGAAGGTTTTGCGATTGATGAAACAGGTACTCCAGCTAAAGATAGCTACCAACAATTATATGCTGCTCACGCTGCAAAGACTTTATTTGCTATTAAGATGGGTAAAGCAGTTCCAGTATCAGGTGATATTACTTATGGTGGCGCTGGTTCTTTAGTGTTTATTAGCGATTTCGGTGTTACTGCTGATGATAAGGACGATGTTAAATTTACTGCAACTTTCGTAGTAAGCGTACCTCCTATTGCACAAACTGAAACTGTATAATAAATAAAAAACTATGTTTGAATTAAAGACTGACAACAACACAATCCACTTAAAGTGGGGTACTTGGGCTATGAAAAGGTTTTGCGAATTAGAGAATAAAAATCTAATGCAGCTAATTGAGGTTTTATCTGGAGGGATTTATGACTTAGATACAATCGTTCATATCGTTCAAGCAGCAGCAGAAAGTGGGTACAAGAGCCTTAAAAAGCCTATTGACTTTGATGAATTTGAAGTGTGCGAATGGATAGATCAAGTAGGTGGGTTATCGGCAAAAGACGGACAATTAGTTGAGTTTATGAAATATATGCAAGACTCAATGACTCCAGACTTAAAGCCTGATAACGAAACGGATGAAAAAAAAAATTAGGGTTTTATAGTTGGGACTCAATAATTATTCTCGCTATCGAAGTTGGCTTAACGATTAATGAGTTTTGGCAATTAACGTGGCGAGAATTTTTGTTGTATAAAAAGGCTTATCAGAACAAGGAAGTGAGGGAATGGGAAAGAACTAGGATGGTTGCTTATTTGATTTATAAAGTAAATACAAGTGAGAAAAGTCCAAAGAGTTTAAGATCATTTTTCCCTTTACCAAGTGATGAACAAGAAGAAGAAAAGCCTAAATTGACACAAGAGCAATTAGCAAGGACATTAAAGTTGTATGGAGTAAAATAATAAAATGGCACAAGAAACGTTAAAAATTACGATAACCGCAGACAATCAACAAGCGGTTAAAAACATACAAGAAACAGTTACCGCAACAACAAAGTTAGGTACTGCATTTAAAACGTTGCCAAGTACAAGTAATCAAGCAACAAATGCTTTAACTAATTTATCAAGGGTTGCACAGGATGCTCCTTATGGATTTATTGGTATTGCAAATAACTTAAACCCATTATTAGAATCGTTCCAAAGATTACAAGTTAGTGCAGGTAGCACAGGAGGCGCTTTGAAACAAATGGCACAAGGTTTAATGGGTCCAGCAGGTATTGGTTTGGCTTTAGGAGCAGTTTCTTCTATATTAGTTGCATTTGGTCCTAAAATAGCAGATTTTATAAGTGGAACAAACGAAGCATCTAAGGCTGAAGATAAATTTGCTACAAGTTTAAAAGATGCAAGAGCGGAAGCAAGTGAAACAGGAATAAGATTACAAGCATATTTAACTATAACTCAAAATGCAAGTGTAAGTGATGAAAGAAGGGCAGAGGCATTAAAAGCAGTTAAAAACGAATTAGGGAAAGTAAATAGTGCTTATGCATCAACAATTACAAATGTTGACCAAGCAAGAGCAGCAGTTGATTTATATACACAAGCATTAGTTGCACAAGCTATAACATCAAGGTATATTGATGAAATTGCTAACAAGACTATTGCTTTAGCAGATGCAAATAAAAAGATACTACAAACAGGAAGGGAATATTATGCAACATTAGAGTCAACTAAATTGGCTATTAATGGATATGCAGATGCTTCTGTTTATCAAGCAAGTGCAATTAGTAAAGCAAAGGATGCTAATATTGATGCAAGGGCTGAAGCAATTAATTTAAAGAATGGGATTGTTGGTTTAAATACTGAATTAGCTAATACAATAAATTTAGCTTTAAATAATCCTTTCTTTTTGTTAGATAAAGGAGCAAAGCAATTAGCAAAATCAACAAAGGAAATTGCAGACAATATTCAAAAAATAGGAGGTCAACCAAATGCAATAACTCCAAGCATGACTGCTCCTGTTTTAATGCAAAGAGGACTAGCACCAACAATAACACCTCCAACAGGGAATGCACCTTTAGGTGGCAGAACAAGTGGTTATGATGCAATAGTAAGATCAAAAGAAGCATTAGAAGCTTCACAAGCATTGAAAGGATATAATATGCAATTAGAGTTAGCTAATAGTATTACAAATTCACTTACTCCTGCATTTGACGCTATGTTTCAATCTATGGCAAACGGAGAAAGTATTGGTCAAGCATTAGAAGCAACATTTAAGCAAATAATTGCTCAATTAACTGCAATGATTGTTAAGGCTTTAATATTTAAAGCAGTTATGAGTGCTTTAGGTTTACCTACATTTGGCGGAGGTGGAGCAGGAGGTGCATTAACAAACTTTACTCCAATGGGTGCTGCTACTGATGGCGGTAACTTTGTGCTAAAAGGGAATGATTTAGTATTGGCAATGCAGCGTTCAAATTCTGCTTTAAATCTAAGGAGAGGTGTATAACTATGGCATATAATTTAAAATATAGAATAACAAGCGCAACTCTAAGTAATACTATTTCAGTAGTTGAAATGTATATTGATGAAGCGGTTGCAAGTGTAATAGATTATGATGGAGTAAGTGTACAGTTACAATATATCCCTAGATCAGATGATATTTACGAGCCAATTTATGCGAGTCAATTATCTGTTGTTATGGATGTAACGGATGACGTAAATAATTTACCAAACTTTGTAAGTCTAAACGATAGAAAGTATTTAGTAAAATTAAAGATTGACGGAGTAGTAAAGTGGACGGGATGGGCTTTGAGTGATAATGTTCAATACTCTTTTTCAACAGGCAGAAAGGAATTATCTTTTGATGCCATTGATGGTTTAGGGATATTAGATTATTTTCCTTATCCATTTGTTGAAACTATATTAGTTTCAAATTTTACTCCTACTAAGATATTAGATTTCTTTGTTACTGCTCTTAATCAAATAGGATTTGAAACAGGGTTAAACATATACACGGCTTGTTCTTACTACTCATCAAATATGAGCAATAGAAGTGCAAATATTGCAAATGACCCATTTAATCAAGGTTTCTTAAGAGCTAATTATTTTTTAAATAACGATGGCACTTATCAGACTTGTTTAGAGGTATTAATTAAGATAATTAAGTCTTTTGGTTGTAGAATATATCAAGCCAATAATAAGTGGAATATTGTAGCTATCAATGAGATGGCTTCCGATAGTTATTATTATACAGAGTATTTAGCAAATGGTACTTACTCAACTGCTGGACTTGCATCAATAGTTACAACAGTTGAAGCGTTTAATGGGAATACAACTGGTTTATATTTCGTAGATAACTCCCAACTAAAGATATTTAAAAAGGGGTACAATAATTTTGTACAAGATTACAGATTAGAATATGCTCCTAATTACATTGTTAATAGCAATTTAAAAGTATTATCTGGTGGATTTCCTGTTGGTTGGATTCTTACTTCTGGTGTTACATTAGTAACTAGGGCAAATGAATCAAGTAATCAATTTCTTATGTCTATTGGTGCTTTATCTTTTGTTTCTATACTAGCAACACCGATGGCTGGTATACAAAATGATACTGTTGATATTTCAGTTACTTTCTTTAATCAAGATGTAGCTAAAAAAAGAGGTAGGTTAAAAATACAAATAACAGGTGCGGGAATGTTTGCTCCAAGTTACTATCTAAACGTAGACAAAATTTGGCAAGACGCTACTGTTTCACCATTTGACAATCATTATATAATTGATGGAGTTGATGAAAATGTTACTAATAAATTTACAATAACTCCTCCTCCGTTCCCTATTAATGGAACATTATCTTATGAAATAGAGTTATATAATAGTCCAACTTATTCTAGTTCTATAACTGTTGGGGATTTTAATTTAACATTTAACTCTCCAATATCAAGTATTAGAACAACATCTATATTAACTGCTGATAATCAATATACATTAGAATTAGATTTACCTTTTGGTTATCCTATTTATTCAGGAGATGGCATTGATAGAAATGTTTCTAATTTATCAATAGGCAATATTTTGGTATTATCTAATACTGTATTTGCTGTTGCTTCAGGTTGGTATAAATTTAATCGTGTTGGTATATTTCAAGGTTTATCACAATTAATCATGAAAGAGTACATAAACGCTTATAGGAGAAACTTGGTAAACATTGATTCTAATATATTTGGTGTGGAAAATGAGGAAGGTACATTTTCAGGTGGGTCGATAATTAAGTTTGACGATACTGACCCTGCTCAAATAAACGTATCAGAAAAGTATTATATGACTGGGAACATGACTATTGACATAGTTAAGGGCGAAATACAATCAACAGTTTTAGACATATCTAATGTGGCAATAGAGAGTACAATAACAACTATTTACACAGTAGATGGAATTAATTATAATTAATGGTTAAATTTGTAATATGGCAGCAGTAATTGGAAAGAACGTAATGTTATATTGGCATAGAACCGATGTAGACCCAGAGGTGGATGTCGCTTTTGCGTGTAGTACAAATTGTGCTTTTAATGTAAGCGTAGATCAAAAAGAGGTAACAAGTCAATCAAGTGCTTGGTTTAGAGAATATAAAAACGATGTAGCTACTTGGAATGTAACCTGTGATGGGTTGATTACTTTAAGTGGCTTCTCTTATTTGTTTATGTTAGATAAGCAATTAACAAGAGAACCGATAGAGATTAAATTCGTGGTGGATAATGGCGTTGATGGTTTAACAATTATTAACGGAATTTGTAATATAACAAGTTTATCAATAAACGCACCTTATAAGGATGTGGCTACATATAATATTAGTTTACAAGGTAGCGGAGCGTATAATATAACAGGAACAGAGGTAACCCCTGAAGGTGTAATTATAGTAGGTGCAAACCCTGTTAAGACAAAAGGTTACACGGCAAGTGGTGGCGAAACATCAATTACATTTGCGGACACGATTGGTTATTCTTGTTTGTACGTTTCAAGAGGTGGTGTGGATGCACAAAACATATTAACAACAGGAGTTCCAACTGGCGATGATGTTAGGTTTGTGAGTGCGACAGGAGTTCTTACTTTTGGTAGAGCATTAGCAGCAGGGGAATATATTAGAGGATTATTTCAATAAAATATTATGAGTCAATTACAAGTAACAGGAGAAGCAAAAATAAGGGATATACAAGGTCCAGTAGTGGCTAATAGTGGTGTAGTAACTGCTTTAGATGGAGATGCTTCTCAATATGTACGAGGAGATGGTACGTTAGCGGATTTTCCAACATCAACAGGTGGAGGTAGTTCGGTTTCTTATTATCTTAACTCAAGCGTAAGTCAAGGTACGATAGGAGGGGTTGCTTATAGACAATTAGGCAAAACGCCTATTGCTGGTGCTGGAACTGATATTACTATTTCGGCTAATGGTTACATAGCGAGTTACTTAACCGATGCAAATGACCCAGCTTTATTAGAAGTACCTGCTGGAAACTTTAATTGTGAGTTTTATTTTAGTGTAAACTCGGATGCTCATAATCCTTTTGTTTATGCAGAAGTTTATAAGTATGATGGCACTACTTTTACTTTGATAGGAAGTAGTCAAAGCGTTCCAGAGTATTTAACAAACGGAACAACATTAAGTCCTTATTACTTTGCTATTCCTGTGGCTCAAACTGTATTAGCGATAACGGATAGAATAGCGATTAGAATCTATGTAAACGTTGATGGTAGAACAGTTACTTTACATACTGAAAATAATCACTTATGTCAAGTTGTTACTACTTTTTCAAAGGGATTGACTTCATTAAATAACTTAACAAGACAAGTACAATTTTTAGCGACAGGAACAAGCGGAACTGACTTTGGGATATCTTCAAGCGTTGCGACACATACTTTTAACCTACCTATTGCTTCGGCTACAAATACTGGTAAGTTGAGTTCAACTGATTGGAGTACGTTTAATGGTAAACAAGCTTCTTTATCATTTACTGCACCTTTAGTAAACTCAAGCAATACTATTTCAATACCTGTAGCTACAAGTACAGTTGATGGATATTTAGATAATGCTGATTGGGTTACGTTTAATAGTAAGCAAAACGCTATTACATTAACAACAACAGGAACAAGCGGAGTGGCTACTTTAGTTGGTGCAACTTTAAATATTCCTAATTATACAACTGATTTAAGTGGTTATTTGCCTTTAACAGGTGGAACTTTAACAGGTGCATTAAATGGTACAAGTGCTAGTTTTTCAGGCAATATAACATCAAATCTTTCTTTATTAGTTAATAGATTTTCAAACGGAGATTATTTAGCATTAAAGATAGAGAATAGACCAATTACTGCTGGGAATAACGGGTCAGGATTTATTGCATTTTATTCTAATTCTGGTGATGCTACAACTGATACTTTTACAACTGGCAAGATTTATGGAAAATTTGATACTAATTCTTATAACTCTGCAAGATTAACTTTAGCAACTGTTACAGGTAACGAAATATATCAAGATGTATTAACTGCAAAAGATACAAACGTAGGAATAGGAACAATTAATCCAGCTGAAACATTAGACTTATATACAACAAGTGCAACTGCAAATGGAGTAGGTACTGCAATTCAAATACAGAGTGCAGGTACAGGTGCAAATCAAGGTTGGGTTGGAGTTAATAAAGGTACAGGAAATGGATTAACATTTTCAGTACAAAATAATAGTATAATATTTAATACTGATGCAAGTACTAAATTTGGAGGTACTGAAAGATTTAGAATAAACTCAACAGATGCCGTTTTTACAAATCCTTTATCAGTTATAACTAATGATAATAATTTTGCATTTAATGTTCAATTAAGAAACAATAATACAGGAACACAAGCCTTAACAGGTTTAGGTCTATCAGATTCTTCAAATGTAAGAAAGGGTCAAGTATTATGGGTTCCTTCAAACTATGTTACTGCAAGTTTACGAAACTCATTTTTAGTATCTTCTGTTACAAATGTGCCTTTGATACTTTGTGCGGATGCAACAGGAGCAGATACTCCAAATATTAAGTTTCAATCAGGTGCACAGGATAAAATGGTAATGATTGGTTCAAGTGGAAATTTTGGTATTGGAACAAGTAGCCCAAAAGAAAGATTTGAAATAGCTGGTTTAACTGCTAATATTAGATTATATGGTAGAAGTGGCGTTACACAAAATCAATTATCATCTAATCTTTATTATGATGGTACAACTTGGGTAAGAGATAATGATAGTTTTGGTGCAGTAGCTATACAACTTGATAGCACAAGTGGTAATTTAATTTTTAACACTACTGCTACAACAAGTGGTTTTCCTGCTGAACGCTTACGTATTAATTCATCTGGCAATGTTGGAATCGGAATTACACCGAGTGCGTGGGATAATAGCGTATTTCGTGTAATACAAATTGGTAGTTCAATACCTGCATTTCTTGCTGGTAGAACAGATAGTTTTGCTAATGTTCAATTAGGGGTAAATGCGTTTTTTGATGGCAGTTGGAAATATGTAGGTAACGACTTTGCAACAAGATATTTTCAAACCGCAGGTGGACACGCTTGGCAAATTGCCCCTTCAGGAACGGCAGGTAACGCTATAACATTTACCCAAGCAATGACATTAGATGCGAATGGTAGATTGGGAATCGGAACGAGTAGTCCAAGTGCAAGATTAGAGGTTGATGGTAATCCTCTTTCTGCTTCATTTAATAGTAGTACGGGTGTTTATACAAGATATAAATATAATGGAACAAATGTAGGTATAATAGGAACTGCAAATCAAATTATTGGCGGTGGTTCAACAACGGCTTTTGCTCTTGGAACTGAAAGCAATGACTATATGCTTTTTGTTACTAACAATGCAGAACGTATGCGTATCACAAGCGGTGGTAGTGTTGGAATCGGAACGAGTACTCCAAGTGCTACATTAAGTGTAGTTGGTAATGCTACATTCTCAAGTAGTGTAACGGCTGGTGGCACAGGTAATATTGGTTTAATTTTAAGACAAGGTACTGCAACTGATAGATTTAAATTATTTGTTGGTTCAGGTTCTCCATATATTGCTGATGATAATTATATATCTTCTAATAATACTGACTTACATTTTCTAGCAGGTGGTAGTGGGACAACTGAAATAGTAACATTTAAACTCGGTGGTAACGTTGGAATCGGAACGAGTAGTCCTGATTCTTTATTAGAAGTTTCTAAAACTAATGGTATAATTACTCAAAGAGGTGGTATTGGATGGTCTATTTATAGGTCTTATGGTGGAGATGGTTCAACTGCTAATTTAGTTGAGTTTCAAATCAGAAATAGAGTTGATGGTTCTAATATGGTTTCAATAGGTAACTTTTCTAATCACGATTTAACATTCCGTACTAACAATACCGAACGAATGAGAATCACATCGGGGGGTAATGTATTAATAGGTCAAACAACTGCAAGTGGAAGTACAAATGGAATGTATTTTAGAGTAGGTATTGAAAGTGGTTTTATTGTTACAAATGATAATGCATTGCAATTAAGTAGATATAGTTCAAATGGAGATATTGAAACATTTTTTAGAGATGGAACAAAAGTTGGTTCTATATCAGTTACAACTACATTAACATCGTATAATGTTACATCTGATTATAGATTAAAGCAAGACTTTAAAGATTATAATGCATTAGATTTAGTATCTAAAATTAAGACTTATGATTATCAATGGAAAGTTGATAGTTCAAGAATGTATGGTGTAGTTGCTCACGAACTTGCAGAGGTAATTCCTTATGCAGTAAAAGGCGAAAAGAATGCAGAAGAAATGCAACAAGTTGATTACTCTAAATTAGTGCCAATACTTGTAAAGGCTATTCAAGAATTAAAATTAGAAATAGAACAATTAAAAAATAAATAATATGAAATACTGGTACATCAATCAATTAGACTGCGTTCCTCAAGATGGTGATTTAACAGACTTTGTAGTCGTTGCACATTGGTCGAGGTTTGCAAAAGAAACAATCAACGAGAAAGAGTACACCGCAAGTGTATATAGCACTCAATCCTTCTCAAAGGATGACGTAAGTAACTTTATCCCTTACGAGGACTTAACCTATGACATCGTTTGTGGCTGGTTGGATGCTTCTATGGATGTAGAGGCTTTAGACCTTAATTTAGATGCTCAAATAGAGAATCAAGTTAACCCACCGATAATCGTACTTCCGCTACCTTTTTCTAACCCTTAGGAAATATAAAGTATTTAACTATATTTGTATATAAAATAAAAACTATGATAACAATTAATCAAGATCAAATCAAGGAATTAGAAGCGTTTATCAACACTATCCCAACTGCTTATGGTTTACCATTATTGCAATTTTTGGGTAAATTGAACGTTGAACAAAATCCACCACAAGAAGTAAAAGAAGACTAATGGTACATAATAGCAATCAATCGGACTTATTAACTATTGTTAGCGGAACATCCGCCTTTATTAGTGTTGCAAACGTGCAGCCCGTAGTTTCACTTATAGCGAGTTTGATTGCTATTGTTTCAGGTCTTTTAGCAGCAAGATATTACATTAAGGCGACTAAAAGATTTAAGTAATGTACAAGAATATAGTAATAGCGATATTGGTTATTATTGTATTTCTTTTTATAAAGGACAAGTCCGAATACATAGGTCAACCAGCGGTCATTGTAGATACTGACACAGTTTACCAACAGAAAACTTTTACTAAGTTTATCAAAGGGAAATCTATCCCTTTTGTCGTTTTAGACACAATTTACAATATAGATGAGGTTCACGATACAATTACAATCGTAAAAGACTACAATCAAGTAAAGGTTTATTCTGATACTATGCGCATAGATTCTTTAGGATACGCATACATACAAGATACTATCTCACATAACAAGATACAAGGAAGGGGTTTTAAGGCTGAAATAAGCGAAAAAACTATCTATGTTACTAAGACTATCACTCCAAAGCCTAAGAAAGAGGTTTATTTGGGTGTTTTAGGCGATTTAAGGGCATTTGATAATAAAGTCGGCTTAGGACTTGGCTTGGGTTATAAAACGGCTAAAAACGGCTTATTTACAATAAACGCAACAACAAATCATTATTCATTGGGTTATTATATAAAATTATTCTAAAATGGCACTACCTGTATCATTTAAAGACTTTGCAAAAAATCCTGTGGTTGCAACTTTATTCATTGTTCTATGTGGCATATCAGCATTGTATATTGACGTTCGTTCCACGTTCAAAGATCAGATCACAAGTCAAGGTATTAAGGTGGAAAAGTTAGATGAGAAGGTTGATATTATGCAAGTAGCTTTAAGAAGATGTGATTCATCTTTGGCATCTGCAACGGCTAAGTTAAGTACTCTTGAAAGTTTAGGTAAAATACAATCTATTAAATAATGAAATACTTATTATTTATATTTTTAATGGGGTGTACTGCTTCGGCTCAAAACCAAAGCGAGGAAACAAAAGAGGACATAGAGTTCCAAAAGTTAATGAATAAGGTATCGGAAACAAACGATTTGTCAGTTCAAGTACAGGCTAAGGCGAGTAAAAAAGAAGCTGAGTTAGTACAAAAGGCAGTAGAAACAATAAAGGAATTAAAAACAGAAGTAACAACATTAAAAACCGAATTAAGTGAAGTCAAAGCAAGTTTGGATAGTGTTAGCAATGATACTGGTGTCAGTTTCAAGCTATTCGCAATACCCACAAATAAGGAAAATTAAACAAGATTCGGTTGTTATAATGACCATAGAGCAAGGCAAAGAAATAAACGCTTTGTATTTGGGTTATAACAAAACAATAGATTCATTAAAAATTAAAACAAGATATTATGATTCAGCAATTAATCAAATTAGTAAAAAGCAAGATACAATCAACCTTTACAGATATCATATCAATAATATTAAACCAGCCACAGGAATCGACAAAGAGTTCAAAGAAGCCTTTGAGAAAGAAAAAGGGATAAATAGAATATGGACTTTAGCTTTATTTATGGCATTAGTACTAATTAAAACAGAATAAAAATGAAATGGATAGCAAATTTATTATCGGATGAAAGAGGGTCAATAAGCACTAAAAGAGTAATAGCTTTGATGAGTGCTTTGTTTTTATGTATCACTTTATTAGCAAATTCTTTTAGTCATGTAGAGGTTGCACCAAGCGATAAGCTGGTTGATTGTGTTATGGCTATTTGTATTGCAGCAATGGGTACAAGTACAATAGACAAATTTTCAACAAAAAAAGATGTCGAATAACGAGAAACGAGCATTATTAATAGGCTTTACCTTATGGGTATTAGCTTTAATTTATTTTATTTATGAAACTATCAGCACACCTTGATTTAAGCGAAGTTATTCGTAGCGAATCAGCAAAGAGAAACGGAATCAGCAATATGCCTATTGCTCAACATATTGAGAACTTTAAATTATTAGCAGAAAAGGTATTTGAGCCAGTAAGGGTTCATTTTGGAGTGCCTATTCACATATCAAGCGGTTATCGTAGTATAGAACTAAATAAATGTATTGGCGGTTCATTAACCAGTCAGCATTGCACAGGAGAGGCTATTGATATTGATATGGATAGTTCTGCAAGTGGTGTAACGAACAAAATGGTATTTGATTACATTAAGGACAATTTAGTTTTTGACCAAATGATCTGGGAGTTTGGAACAAAAGAAAATCCTGACTGGGTTCACGTTTCGTATGAATCAACTGGCAAACAAAGAAAGCAAGTATTAAGAGCAGTAAGGGTTAATGGTAAAACAACATACCAAAACTATTAATATGATCTCCAAAAAAGCTATTGAACTAATTATTAAACACGAGGTTGGAGGGAGAGCCGTTTACGAACGTAGATACCAAAAGCCTACCTTAACTGATAGCGGAGTTGTTATCGGCATAGGTTACAATTTAAGTGAGGTTAGAGATAATCAATTCTTTAGCGATTGGGATGGCTTAAATTTAAACTTTTTACACGCATTAAGGAAAGTAGTTGGAATAAAAGGAGAGGCGGTTAAAACGATGCTTAGAGGGGAAATTCTACAAGTTAGGATTCCATACAATTTTGCGTACGATGTATTCGTTAATAAGTCAATACCTAAATACTATAAATTAACAAAGGATATTTATCCAGAGATAGATAGTTTAAACGAGGACACAAGGGGTGCGTTGGTTTCAATGGTTTACGATAGAGGGAATAAATTAGACGGAGATACAAGAACTGAAATGAGAGCCATAGTTGACCTTGTGGCTAAAAAAGACTACGAAGGTATAGCTGACCAAATAGAAAGAAGCAAAAGACTTTGGGAAAATGGATTAGATGGTTTGGTCAAACGGAGAGAAGAAGAAGCAGATTTGATACTAAACTCACTAACCTAAAATAAACCTATGACAACAACAAAAAAAAGAGGCGGAAGCAAAACCACAATGAGTGGTCAAATAGTCTTGGACTACTTAGCCAAATATCCTCAATGGATGCCGTCTAACACTTTAGCCTCTTTGATTATGAAGGAGCAAAGCGCACACTTTGACAATCAAGAGAACGTCCGTTACTTAATAAGATATTACAGAGGAAAGGTTGGGGATGATAAAGCATTAAGAGGAAAGAATACACAATTTATAGAAGACTTTAAGCGTACTGCTTCAAACTTTGTTCAGCCACCTACTTGGGTAGAGGAGAAAGTAATATATTGTTTGCCAATAGGTATTAAGAAGATGGGATTTATTTCTGATCTACAAGTGCCATTTCACGACCCTAAAGCTATTGATGTTTGCTTTAAATACTTACTTGACCAAAAGATTGATTCATTATTTATCAATGGCGATTTAGTTGATTTTTATCAATTAAGCGACTTCCAGAAAGACCCAAGAGTAAGAAAGTTTGATGAGGAATATGAGGCTATTATTGAGATGCTTGGATTTATAAGAGCAACCTTTCCTCTTATTCCTATTTATTATAACTTAGACGCAAACCACGAGTTTCGTTATGAAAGGTATATGCGAACAAAAGCGCCTGAATTATTAGGGTTAAACGGCAAGTTTGAAATTGAGGAAATACTTATGTTGAATACTTTTAACATTATCCCGATTAAAAATATAGATCACGTTAAGTTCGGCAAATTACCTATTATTCACGGAGATACTACATTTAGAAGGGGAAGCGGTGTAAGTCCAGCGAAGACTTTATATGATAGAGTAAAACAATCTGCTATTGCATCACACGTTCATAGGACAAGCGAGTTTACTACTAAAAACCAATTTGATGAGGAGATATTTACAACTTATACAACTGGTCATTTAATGCATCCTAATGTTGAGTATTGTAAGCACGTTGATTCATACAATCAAGGCTTTGCAGTTATTGAAAAAGAAACAAATGGAGATTATAGAGTACACAATCATAGAATCATAAAAAATAAAGTATTTTAATATGAGATACCCCAAAAACTTTGCAAAATTGACATCAATACAACAGGAGCAATGGTTAGTTGCTAAACTAATTGAACTCCATAACTTAGAGCAAGAGATAAAATTAACCTTAGGCAAGATAAGAGGTGGAGAGAAACTTATATTCAAAGAGATTGACAGACCTGATTTAGCACTAATGAAAGATGAAGATTAAAGTAATACATAGGAAATTAGGAAGGGAACAGGCTCACGGCATTGCTGAAAGTGATGGTGTTGTTTATATTGACTCACGACTAAAAGGCAAAAAGCATCTTGAAATCCTGTTGCACGAGTGCTTACATATCCTCAATCCAATGGATGAAGAAGAAGCCATTATTGAGAAAAGCGTAACTTTATGTAAGGTTCTTTGGCAGCAAGGATACCGAATGGTAGACAATTCTAATGATACGCCATTGCAAGATGGTTCTAAATAGTTGTTGGTTCATAGTTCCCCATCCCTAAAAAGGTGGGGTTTTTTATATATATTTGCATTTCATATTGGAGAACTTAGGTTTAGCCACCCCTTTAGTCTTATTGGGGTGGTTTTTTATGTATCATAAAACGCACTTTTTGACACATATTTATCCCTTACAAGTCAAATTAAACTATTTATCCTTATTATTTGCCGTTCATCACATTTATTTAAAATAATTGCTTTGTTTGATAAAGTTATAAGTTTATGCCCTATCTTTGATTTCATAAACCAAAACAACCAATATG